GCAGTAACAGATATTTTTGCATCGGGTATTGTTTGGGCGCCCCCAAGTAGGTGGGCAGAAGAAGTGGTAGAAGAAATCGCAGCTTTCCCTGCAGGTGACCATGATGACTATGTAGATTCAACAACACAAGCTCTACTTCGTTTTAGACAAGGTGGGTTTGTGAGATTATATTCAGACGAGGAAGATGAAGAAATACCTTGGTATAAAAAACGTAAAGCCGCATACTATTAGGAGGAAAAATGAGTGATTTAAATGAGTTTTTTGAGTACAATAAAAAAGTAGCAGAAAGAATGATTAATGTTATGGAGTTAGATTTTCAACTTCACCAATCGTTAATTAAAAAGTTAGCTCAAAGAGATGAGGTAATCCAAAAGCTGACAAAAAAGATTGAAGCACTAGAGGGCATTGAAGCAAAGAAAGCTAAATTAGCTGCACCTCTCACCCTAGACGAAGGATAAATTATGGCTATAGATAAAGCAATAGGTATCGAAGTAACTAAAATAGAACCTACAGAAGAAATAGAAGTAGAAGAAGAACAGGATAATTCTATTGAAATAGAAATGAATGACGATGGTAGCGTTGAAGTTACTATCGACAAAACAACAGACCCTGTATTTGAAGGTGACTTTAGCCAAAACCTTGCTGATAATCTAGACATAGATCAACTTAACCAAATCTCTGACGACTTAGTTGGAATGTTTGAAGCAGATAATGAATCATTAAGTGAGTGGAAACAAACTTATGAGGATGGATTAGAACTTCTTGGTTTAAACATAGAAGAAAGAACTGAACCTTGGGATGGTGCATGTGGTGTGTTTCACCCATTATTATCTGAAGCAGTTGTGCGTTTTCAATCTGAAGCAATAACAGAAACATTCCCCGCTGCTGGCCCAGTTAAAACAACTATTATTGGAAAACAAACAAAACAAAAAGAAGAAATTTCAGGTCGAGTTAGAGATGATATGAATTATCGTCTAACAGAACAGATGACAGAATACAGACCAGAGCATGAGAGAATGCTTTGGAACTTAGCAATTGCAGGTTCTGCATTTAAGAAAATTTATTTTGATCCAGCTATGGGTAGACAGACAGCACAGTTTATTCCAGCAGAAGATTTAATTGTAGCTTATGGTTCTTCAGATATAACAACAGCTCCACGTGTGACACACGTTATGAGAAAAACTGAAAATGAAATAAAGTTTTTACAGGTTAATAATTTTTATTCCTCTGTTGATTTAGGTGATCCAGGTTTTATGCGTACATCTATACAGAAGAAAAAAGATGAAGTTGAAGGTGTAGATATATCTGAAGATGATAGATATGAATTATTAGAGATGCATGTAGAATATGATTTAGGTGAAGACCCGAATCAAATTGCATTACCTTATGTGATTACTATTGAGCGTAATTCTTTACAAGTACTTTCTATTTATCGTAACTGGAAAGAGGACGATGAGTTAAGACGCAAACGTAATCACTTTGTACATTATACTTATATACCAGGATTTGGATTTTATGGATTTGGACTCATTCATTTACTTGGCGGGCATGCTAAGTCTAGCACTTCTTTACTTCGACAGTTAGTTGATGCAGGAACATTAAATAATTTACCAGGTGGGTTAAAAACTAGAGGCCTTCGTATTAAAGGTGACGATACTCCGATAATGCCAGGAGAGTTTAGGGACGTAGATGTTCCAGGTGGAAAAATCCTTGATAATATCACATTCCTCCCGTACAAGGAGCCATCACAAACTCTTTTGGCTCTTTTCCAAAATATTGTTGACCAAGGAAGAAGTATGGCAGCAATCTCTGATTTCAAATCAGTAGATTTAAATAGTGAAGCGCCTGTAGGAACGACTCTTGCAATACTAGAGAGAATGTTAAAAGTTATGAGTGCTGTGCAAGCTCGTATGCATAACACCATGAAGATGGAGTTTAAACTTCTAAAAAATATAATCGCAGATCACACATCAGAGGAGTATGAATATGACGCAGATGATGAAGCAATCAAACGTGAAGACTATGAGTCAGTTGAGGTTATTCCAGTTAGCGACCCTAACGCTTCAACTATGTCAATGCGTGTGGTTCAATATCAAGCTGCGCTACAGTTAGCACAACAAGCTCCACAATTATATGATTTACCATTACTCCATCAGCAGATGCTACAAACACTAGGTATTAAAGATGCTCAAAAACTTGTACCTACTGTTGACGATATGGAACCAAAAGACCCAGTATCTGAAAATATGGCATTAATGACGGGTAAACCTGTACGTGCTTTCTTATATCAAGACCATCAAGCACATATACAGACACATATGACAGCCGCTCAAAACCCACAAATACAGCAGTTAATAGGTCAGAGTCCTATGGCAAACGCCATACAAGGGGCGTTATCTGCGCATATTGCTGAACATGTGGCTATGCAGTATAGAGCGGAAGTTGAGAAACAAATGGGTGCAGAGTTACCACAACCGAATGCTAAGATGCCGCAAGATTTAGAGTTTGAAGTATCTAAACTTATGGCTCAAGCATCACAGCAAGTACTACAACAGTCACAAGCTCAAGCTGCACAGCAACAAGCGCAACAAAAAGCACAAGACCCAATAGTACAAATGCAGCAACAAGAACTTGCATTAAAGCAAGGCGAGTTACAACGTAAGATACAGAAAGACCAAACTGACGCTAGATTGGAAGAAGAAAAGATTAGGTCTGATGCAAATATTGAAGGGGCTAAACTTGGTGTTGAGTTAGCTAAACAAGAAAAAGAACTAACGGAGAAACAAAAAGTAGAAGGGATTAAGTTAGGTCTACAAATATCAAAAGGAGAGTAAATGAGTTCTATTGAGGAGGAATTTAAAAAGGAAGTGCGAAGAATTATGAATGATTACGCTGACAATGTTTCGACAGGCAGCGCACAGGATTTTCCACAATATCGGCATCTTGTGGGAGTGATAGAAGGGTTAGCAATAGCTGAGAGGGCCTTTCTTGATTTAATTGATGCTGCAAACAAAAGTGAGGACATTCCATGACAGATACAAATGTTAAAAAAGTTCCTGAAAAGGAAAAAGATGATAAACGAGCAAATCGTTTACCAAAACCAGCAGGTTATAAAATGTTGGTTGCTCTACCTAAAATTGAAGAAAAAACAGCAGGTGGTATTATCAAAGCTTCTAGCACTCTTGAGAGAGAAGCTACTGCCGCTAATGTTGGATTCGTTTTAGGACTTGGCCCAGACGCTTATAAAGATAAAGAAAAATTTCCAAATGGCCCTTGGTGTAAAGATGGTGATTGGGTAATTATGCGTTCTTATTCTGGGACTCGTATGACAATAGACGGAGAAGAGTTTCGTATGTTAAATGATGATGCCATAGAGGGTACAGTACTAGACCCTAAAGGCCTTTTAAATGTATAAGGAGGGAATATGGCAGAAGAAATAAAAAACGAAAATGTTGAATCTGAAAATCAAGAGGTTGAATTTGAAATAGAAGATGACATGCCTGAAGAGGATAGAAAAGTCCTCGATAAAGACAAAGAAACATCTAACGAAAAACAAAAAACAGAATCTGAAGAAAAAAATCCAGATGAGTTAGATAAATATAGTGAAAGCGTTCAGAAACGTATAAATAAGTTAAAGCGTGAATACCATGACGAAAGAAGAGCTAAAGAATCTAAAGAAAGAGAAGCTATTGAAGCTTTTCGTTATGCTGAAGCGTTAAAAAAAGAGAATGAAAAATTAAAGAAAAACCTTTCAACAGGTGAAGATACTTTAATTAAAGAAGCTCAAGATAAAGCTGAATTAGCGTTATCTGAAAGTAAAGCTAGATTTAAAAAAGCATATGAAGATAATGATCCAGAAGCTATGGCTGAAGCACAAGCTTCTATTTCAAATGCAACTGCGTTGAAACACAAATGGGAAAGCTACACCCCACAGTACAGAATGAAAGAAAGTACTTTACAAACGCAGCAAAATCAATATAATCAAGGAAATGGGCAGAATGTTCCTGCACCTGACCCGAAACATGTACAACTTACTCAAGATTGGGTAGCAAAAAATACATGGTTTGGTAGTGATTCAATCATGACTGGAACAGCCCAAGGTCTACATCAAGACGCAGTTGATGCTAAGAAATTAGTCTCTGGAAGTGAGGAATACTGGGCTTATATAGACCAAAATATGCGGAACTTGTTTCCCGACAAATTTGAAGATGTTAGTGTTGAAGGAAAAGAAGGCGACTCAGATTTGATAGAGCAAGCTCCCAAAACCAAAATTACGCCAAATAATGTAGTAGCACCTGTTAAGCGTAACCCGTCTTCTAAAAAAATTACGTTAACCGCAACTCAAGTTAGCCTAGCTAAAAAATTAGGTGTTCCTTTAGAGGAATATGCAAAACAAGTTGCCCAACTTAATAGATAAAGGAGATGCACATGACACAGTCAAAAATACGTTCTAGCAGAGAGCTAAATACAAGAGATAAAACAGAGAGAGTTAAAAGCTGGGTTCCACCACAGCAACTACCAGACCCGAAGCCTCAAAATGGATTTCGATTCCGTTGGGTAAGAGTTTCATTATTAGGGCAGAAGGATGATAGAAACATGTCAATAAAATTGCGTGAAGGTTGGGTTCCAGTTAAAGCAGAAGAACATCCAGAAATTGTTACTGAGTATGGTTTTAGTGGCAATAAAAGTGGAAACATTGAATCTGGTGGTCTGATTCTCTGCAAAATACCGACTGAAACTGCTGAGAGTAGGAATAAGTATTATGAAAACCAAAACTCACAACAGATGCAGGCGGTAGATAATAATTTCATGCGGGATAACAATCCTCGTATGCCACTATTTAGTGACAAACGTTCGACTGTTTCTCGTGGTAACGGTTAAATTTTGATTTTAGGAGTTTATTATGGCTTATCCAACTGTTGATGCTCCATACGGTTTAGTCCCAATTAATTTAATTGGTGGCACTCCATATGCGGGTTCTACAAGGCAGATGAAGATTGCTTCTAACTACAATACTAATATATTTAACGGTGATGTCGTAACTCGACTCGCTGATGGTACTGTAGCTAAAGAAGCAGGCACTTCAACTGTCGCCACTACAGGTGTAATAGGTGTTTTTGTAGGTTGTTCTTACACTGACCCAAACACAAACCAAAAAGTATTCAAGCAATACTACCCAGCTAGTACAGTCGCTTCTGACATTCAGGCTTATGTGGTTGATGACCCAAATGCTTTGTTTAAAGTTGCTGTTGTATCTTCTGGTACAACTATTGCAGGAACCGCTTATGGTTCAATCGGAAGCAATGCAGCATTAGTACAAAATGCAGGTGACACACAGAATGGTAATTCTAAAGTTGCTATTAATGGTATTGCTACTACAAATTCTTTACCAGTAAGGATTGTTGACGTAGTTGAAGAGACTACTGATGCATCTGGTAATCACACAGAAGTAATCGTTAAGTTTAATGTCCCTTATAACAATAGTGGTACTATGGAAGGTGGACATGCTTATAACGTTGCTACTGGTTTATAATTTAAGGAGTTAAATAATGGCTATATCACGCGCACAACAATTAAAGGAACTCCTACCAGGTTTGAATGCCTTATTTGGTTTGGAGTATCAAAAATACGGCGAAGAGCATAAAGAAATCTTTGACCAAGAGTCTTCAGAAAGAAGTTTCGAGGAAGAAGTAAAGCTCTCAGGTTTCAGTGCAGCACCAGTTAAAGACGAAGGTGCAGCAATATCTTATGACAATGCTCAAGAAGCATGGTCTGCTAGATACAACCATGAGACAATTGCTCTTGGATTTTCAATTACAGAAGA